TCAGCGACGGGAGAAGGAACAAGTGCTGAAAAAGGTTCTAAGATTACGCCCACTACAAAATATAAAATTGTTGGGGGCAACAGGGATGAATTAACAAGTCCTTCAATACAAAAACAAGATCCTACATTCTCAGGCGCAGAAGGCACACAGGACGAATCACCAGAATTAAAACTTGCCAGAGATTACAATCAAAAAATTATAAATGCGGCACGTGACTTGATTAATGTTGAATTAGAAATCGTAGGAGATCCTTATTTTATTCCAAACAGTGGAATGAGTAATTATATTAATCTTGGCGAATATGCAGGCAGTAGTATCAGCGGAACCAACAAGCAATTAAATCCAGATGGAGATATGAGATCAGTTGAAGGACACGTTGTAGTAGAATTAGATTTTAGAACACCAGTAGACATTGGACCAAACGGTGACATGGTATTACCGCAAGGAGGTACATATGTTGATGGAATAGGAGAAACAAGACGATTGGGAGAATTCAGTGGTTTGTTTTTAGTTACAAAAATTAGAAGTTCGTTTATGCAGAATCAATTCAAACAAGTTTTAGAATTAAGAAGAGCAGTAGCCATTGATGCTAAAGATGGTGTTGTCAAAGAAAAACTTTTACAAGAAGCAGGTGAAGGTGAACAAGCACAAAAAAATGAGAAAAAATAATGCCACTAGATAAACGTAAATCATTCAAATTGGATCCTAAAAAAGAGCGTGGACCATTTGAAGCCATCGTGCGGAATGTTTTGGATCCTAAATTTAGTGGAGCAATAGAAGTTGAATTGGTCCGTACATTATCATCTGGAGTAAGTGAACCAACAGGACAAGTGGTCACAGCAAAATATCTACATCCTTTCTATGGCACAACATTTGTGGGCGGCTTAAACAAAAATGATGACCACAGAGACAGTCAACAAAGTTATGGAATGTGGTTTGTTCCACCTGACATAGGTAACAGAGTGATGATTGTTTTTGTAGAAGGTAACATCAATAAAGCATATTGGATTGGCTGTATGCCACAGGCTTTAATGAATATGATGGTGCCAGGTTCAACACCAGCCACAACAAACACTGATACAGAAGATCCAGCATTGATAGGAAAAAAATTACCAGTGGGTGAACACAACAAAGCCAAAGCAGGTGTAGAGACAAATACGCAATATAATTCTAACAAACCTTTACAGTTTCCTAAACCAATTAACAAATTGTTTAAGGCAGTTTTGGAAAGCCAAGGCTTACTGGAAGATGAAACAAGAGGACTTACAACATCAAGTGCAAGACGTGAAGTCCCTTCAAGTGTGTTTGGAATTAACACACCAGGACCAATTGATAAAGTTTATGCTAATAACCAACCTGTAAGATATGCTAGACTTGGCGGCACCACTCTAGTAATGGATGATGGTGATGACAAATTTATAAGAAAAGCATCTGCAAAAACTGGACCTTTAGAATACATCGATGTTGAAACAAGTGAGTCAGTTACTGAAGGTGAGAAAAATACACCACACAATGAATTGTTCAGAATTAGAACACGTACAGGACATCAAATATTATTGCACAATTCTGAAGACCTAGTGTACATTGCCAACGCAAATGGAACAGCATGGATTGAAATGACTGCTAATGGCAAGATTGATTTCTTTGCAGAAGACAGTGTAAGTGTTCACAGTAAAGGAGATTTCAATTTTAAAACTGATAGAGATTTTAATTTACAAGCAGGTAGAGATATAAATTTAAAAAGTGCCACAGTAAACCAAGAATCAACAACTCATAATATTCTTGTGTCTGATGCACAAACAGTAGAAGTTACAGGACAACAAACAATTACTACAGGCAATACTAATCATTATGCTGGTGGTAATATAAATTTAGACGTTGGTGGTTTAGTGAACATAGCCAATGGCATTGCTGTCGCAACGCCGGTGTCGCCTTTAGCGACTTGGAGCCTTCCAGGCGAAACTGACCCGACCATTATGAAACGTGTGCCACAGCATGAGCCTTGGAGTCATCATGAAAACTATGATCCAATGGCAGTTGCATTGGCTAAAACAGACAGAAGTGAACAGGAAGATATTGTAGTTGCAGAACCAATCAATATTCCAGACACATTTAAAAATGCGAGGACATAATGCCAGAAACAAGTAGAGAAGGTGATTCATTATCCACAGGACACGGTTGCGTAGGATCAACAGTATTAGATACTCCTGGACAATCCAAAGTTTATGTGCAAAACAAATTAGTGGCTAGAGTGGGCGATCCAACAGTAGCACATCCTAATCCACCTAATCCACCTTGTCCTGATCACGTGGCAAATGTTAATGCTGGTAGTTCAAAGGTAATTGTAGTAAATTCACCAGTTGCAAGAGTAGGTGATAGTGCTGATGCAGGTGCAATGACATCAGGATCAGGGAAAGTTATAATAGGGGGTTAAAAATAAAGTAAATATTGTTATGGCAGAGAAAAAATTATATAAAGAAGTTACAGTAGCAGGCGGTAAGTTTAGAACACAACCACCAACACAAAAAACTTACAGAGGCATAAGCACTGTTAATCCAGATAACACATCTTTCAGTCTATTTGATGTTGGATTAATTAAACAGGATATTTTGAATCATTTTCACATAAGCCAAGGAGAAAGACTTGAAAATCCAGAGTTTGGTACAATCATATGGGACGTGCTGTTTGACCCGTTAACTGCTGACCTTGAAAATGCAATTAAAGAAGATGTTGATAGAATTATAGCAAGTGATCCTAGAGTTAGAGCAGATTCAGTGCTTATTACTCCATTCGAATCAGGTATTCAAATAGAAATGGAACTAACATACGTGAAATATAACATATCTGAAAAGATGAGATTAACTTTTGACCAAAACAACGGATTACTAAATTAAATGCGTAGTTTATGTGATACAATAAATAATGATATAATTTAAGGAAACCATGGCATCCACAGATAGACAAAACAGATTATTACTTGCAGAAGATTGGAAAAGGATTTATCAATCCTATAAAAATGCTGAATTCCAAAGTTATGATTTTGATACTATTCGTAGAACAATGGTTCAGTACATTAGAACAAACTATCCAGAAGATTTCAATGACTATATAGAATCTTCAGAATATCTTGCACTAATTGATTTAATAGCATTTTTAGGACAAAACGTTTCATTCAGAATAGATTTAAATGCACGAGAAAATTTTATTGATCTTGCAGATAGAAGAGAAAGTGTTTTAAGATTAGCAAGACTTATCAGTTACAATGTAACTAGAAATCAATGTGCTAATGGCGTAATGAAAGTAATAGGAGTTTCTACAACAGAAAATATTACTGACAGTAACAACTTAAATTTGTCTAGACAAACTGTTACTTGGAATGACTCTGGTAATAATAACTGGTACGAACAATTTATAAAAGTAATTAATTCTGGTTTAGGTGAGAATGAAAAATTTGGAAAACCAGTGAAGAAAGATTCAATAGATGGAATACCAACTGCACAATATAGATTTAATTCACAGAGTGCAGATGCTCCTGTATATTCTTTTTCTAAAATTGTAGATGGACAAAATTTAGACTTTGAAGTTGTTTCAACTACATTTAATAACGGCAACGTTGTAGAAGAAAGTCCTCAAGTTGGAAATCCTTTTAGTTTTCTTCATAGAGATGATGGCAAAGGCAATTCTAGTAATAACACTGGATTCTTTTTACAATTTAGACAAGGTGTACTAGACCAAGGAGATTTTTCTATAACAACACCTTCTGCAAACCAATCAGTGTCAGTAGATTCATCAAACATTAATAATACAGATGTTTGGTTATACAGTCTAGACGAAAATGGTTTAGAAGCAGAAGAATGGACAAAAGTAGATTCTACTATTGGTAATAATGTTATCTTTAATTCAACTGCAAAAGGAATCAAAAATATTTACACAGTATTAAGTAAAACAAATGATTCTATAGCATTAAAATTTGCAGATGGTTTATTTGGAAATCTACCGCAAGGTAATTTTAGAGTTTATTACAGAACAAGTGCTAACCAACCTATTAGAATTGTACCTGAGGATATGCAGAATGTACAGGTAGATATAGATTATGTTTCAGAAAATAATCAATTAGAAACTCTTACATTAACTTTAGGTTTACAGTACACAGTTGACAATGCAACATCATCTGAAACAAATGAAAATGTCAAAACAAATGCTCCAGCAACATACTACACACAAAATAGAATGGTTACTGCTGAAGATTACAATGTTGCTCCATTGGCTACTAATCAAGAGATCATTAAAGTAAAAGCATTGAATAGAACAGCAAGTGGTATTTCAAGATACTTTGATTTGATAGATGCAACAGGAAAATACAGTAACACAAATCTATTTGGAAATGACGGTGCAATTTACAAAGAAGAAATTGAAACTGTTGACACATTTGATTTTACAACGCAAACTGATATTGAAGCAGTAATATCTAACACAATAGAACCAAAATTATCAAACAAACAAGTTAGAAATTATTATCTAGAAAAATTTCCAAAAATATTATTAACAGATTTAAATCCAACATGGACACAAACTACAAAAGATACAAATAGTTCAACTGGTAAATTGCAAGATATTGCTTCTGCTGTTGATTATCAAGTTGGAACATATACAGCAAGTCAATTGAAATACATTGAACCAGGTGCAATGGTAAAATTTGAAGCACCTGCTGGAAAACATTTTATGGCAGACGGCACATTAATGAGTGGCGCGGCTGACCACGTAGGTTCTAAAACATTTATTTGGACTGCGGTAATCAGTGTGTTCAACGATGGTGCAACTGCTCCAACAACAGGCGAAGGTCCTATACAGTTTAATGACGTGGTACCAAGTGGTGCTATTGCAACACAAATACTACCTAAATTTGCAAAACAATTATCAAGTGATATAAAAACTTTAATAATTGACCAAACTTTTGCATACAATAATTTTGGTTTAAGATTTGATGTAGCGACAAGATCATGGCAATTAATAGATGAAAATAATTTAAATGTGTTTGGTGATTTCAGCACAGGTAAGACTGGTGACACAACAAATCAACAATTAGATTCAAGTTGGATTTTACGTTTTACAAATAACGGCGAAACATATACTATCACAACAAGAGTATTGCGATATGTGTTTGAAAGCAAAAAAGAAGTAAGATTTTATTACGATAGTGTAGACAGAAACTTCAACATAGTAACTGGAAAAACAGTGCAAGATAAAATTTCAGTGTTATCATTTAACACTAAACCTGATTCTGTTGATGCATTTACTAACGATATAGATTTCAGTGTAGCAACTGAATTTAGAACAGCACAAGGATATATAGATAGTTCAAAATTAGAATTAACGCATTTTGATTCTGATCAAGATGGCATTGTAGATAATCCTGATGCATTTAATAATGTTGTTGAGCCTACAACTAACGCAACATCAAAATATGTTTTTCAAAAATTAATAGATGGACAAAATGGTACGCAGAGATATGCTTATGTAGATGCAACAGATGAAAAAATTTATGTACGACAAAGTTCTGTGGGTGCTATTGGCGATTACACAGATGGATCAATTGTTTACATAATAGACACTAATTCATTTAAAAAAGTAAACACGATTACAAATACATCAACTGATGAAACAAATTATGTTGCTCATTTAGGAAGAGATAAAATTAAATTTCAATATGTACACACAGTTGATGGAAACACAAGATTAGATCCTAGTGTAACAAATATTATTGACTTATATGTATTAACTAGAACTTACGATATTGATTTCAGACAATGGCTGACTGGAGTGACTGCAACTAAACCTTTATTACCAAGTAGTGATTCTTTGTTTAATAATTTTAACACAGCATTGGCACCTATTAAATCAATTAGTGATACACTAATTTACCATCCAGTGAAATATAAAGTATTATTTGGCAGTTCTGCAGATGAAGATGTACAAGCAACATTTAAAGTTGTAAAAAATCCAGATGAAGTGACAAATGATGCAGATATTAAGAGCAGAATAATAGCGGCAATAAATGAATTTTTTGCACTTGAAAATTGGGATTTCGGTGATACATTTTACTTTTCAGAACTAACTGCTTATGTAATGAATCAATTAGCACCTGATGTTAGCACGTTCATAATTGTACCTAATGAAGGTACACAAACGTTTGGTAGTTTATTTGAAGTTAAATCTGAAGCAGATGAGATATTCATCAGCGGTGCAAAAGTAACCGACATACAAATAATAGATGCAATTACAGCCGCACAAATTAAATCTACTGGAACAGTAACAACAGGTTCCGGCACTACTTCTTCTACTTTGAGTGGTACACTTGCTTCTAGTTCGAGTGCAACAGGTTCTACGAGTTCTAGTTCAGGAGGCTCTAGTGGGGGAGGCAGTGGATATTAATGGCATACGACAACAATCAAAAAGATTTTCCAGTTCCAACTGACAAAGGTTCTAGTAAGAGAGAGTCTAGTGAATTTTTACCTAAGTATTACAGAACACCAGTAAACCAAAAGTTTCTAAATAGCACATTAGACAAAATGATTTCCAGCGGAACGTTGGAAAAAATTTCTGCATACTACGGTAGAAAGAACACTAAATCTTACAAAGCAGATGATTTGTATTTGCCTGATATAAATGATGATAGACAAAATTATCAATTTGAGCCAAGCATTACAGAAACTGACGAACTAGGTAATGTAAACTTCTACAAAGATTATATTGATTATGTAAATCAAATTAAAAACCTTAATGGTGATGTAGATGATCATTCTAATTTAAATGCACAAGAATATTACACATGGTCTCCAAAAATTAACTGGGACAAATTTGTAAATTACAGAGAATATTTTTGGTTGCCGTATGGAGCATCTACAGTTACAGTAACGGGACAACAAAGATCAGTTGTCAGTACCTACACAGTGACAAAAAGCGATCAAGGAGATAATTATGCATACATTTTTACTCCAGACGGAAAAACTGTAAATCCTACTTTAAAATTATATAAAGGTCAAACATATAAGTTTGATATATCAGCACAAGGTCTTCCATTCACAATTAAGACGGCAAGAAGTTCTAGCGACGACTTTATATACAATGTGGGTGTAAGTCAACAAAAAGTTGAAAAGGGAATTATTGAATTCACAGTTTCAGACACAGCACCTGACAAATTATACTATGGTGCAAACAATGATATAAATGCTTGGGGATTAATAAAAATTTACACAATAGAAGAAAATAGCGAATTAGATGTAGCAAATGAAGTGTTAGGTAAAAAATCTTACACTTTATCAGACGGCACTGAATTATCTAATGGAATGAAAATTAATTTTAAAGGTACAATTACTCCTACGGAATACGCAGAAGGTGAATATTATGTAGAAGGAGTAGGCTCTGCAATACAATTAATTAATGTTCAAGATTTAGAAGTTGTAAGTGCATACACAGAAAATAGTCCGGTTCCTTTTGACACAGTGCAATTTGATACTGTAGGCTTTGGAACAGCAACTTCATATGCTTTGAACAAGGATTATATTGTAATAAACAAAGCATCTCCAGATAGAAATCCTTGGAGTAGACATAACAGATGGATACACAAATCAGTTATAGAAGCAAGTGCAAAAGCAAATGGACAAATTGCAAATGTAGACCAATCATTAAGAGCAAGACGACCTATTATAGAGTTTGAATCAGGTTTAAAATTATATAATTTTGGAACATCTAGCAAAGGTAACGTAAATTTAATTGATAGTGTAACAACAGATGTAATGTCTGATATTGAAGGAGCAATAGGTTATTACATTGATGGCGTAGAATTAACAAACGGAATGAGAGTTTTGTTTACTGCTGACCCAGATCCTTTAGTAAAAAATAAAATTTACGAAGTTAAATTTTTAGATTTCACAGAAAATAATAAAACAACACGACAAATTAGTTTAGTTGAAATAACAAATTCTACTTCTTTACAAGACGAGACAGTATTAGTAACACAAGGATTAAAAAATCAAGGAAAAATTTATTGGTTTGATGGAACAACCTGGCAACTGACACAAAGCAAGTCTGAGGTAAACCAAGCACCGTTATTTGAATTATTTGATACTATTGGAAATACGTATGTTAATTCTACAAATTATAGTAATTCAAGTTTTGTTGGAAATAAAGTTTTCAGTTACAAAACAGGAACAGGCGCTAATGATCCAGAATTAGGATTTCCTTTATCATATCTAAATGTTGAAAATATTGGAGATATATCTTTTGATTTTAATCTTGTAAATGACTCTTTTGTATATGGTGATGACTCACAAACAACAGTAAAAACTGATACAGCATTTTTAAAAAAATATACAGATAGAACAACACACAGTTTAGTAAATGGTTGGGAAAAAGCAAACACAGAAAGTTATCAAAGAGTAGAAAGACTTTATGTTGCTAACGCAAACCAATTAAATGATTTTGCTGTAGATGTTTATGATAAAAGCGGAGATCTAAACGATTTAACAGTCAAGGTATTTTTAAACAATCAAATTAAATTAGAAATAACAGACTACACAATAAACAGAATTAATTCTGTTGCATTTATCAATTTTAACACTGCTGTGAACATTGATGACATTGTTGTAATTAAATCATCAAGTGCAACAAAGAAAAATGCAAATGGTCATTATGAGTTTCCAAGTAATTTAGAAGGAAATACTTTAAATGAAAATATCTCATCCTTTACACTAGGACAAGTTACTGACCATGTCAAATCTATTACTAATGAATTACCTGGAATAAGTGGTGTAACGCCAGGGCAAAGTAACTTAAGAGATTTTCCAGAAGCAACGCAATATGGAAGAAAATTTTTACAGCATTCAGGCCCATTAAGTCTTGCAATGTACACAATGTTAAGAAACGATGTCCATGTATTCAAAGCAATATCTTACAGTCAAGAAGCATACTCTAGATTCAAAAGAGCCTTTATAGAAAGAGCAACTGATTTAGGATATGACGGTTCAGTTGCGATAGCAGTTGATAAAATTCTAGAAAAAATTAATAAAAATAATACAGATTCATCACCATTTTTCCAAACTGATATGATAGGAATTGGTGCGTTTAAATCAACCACACATAAAGTTTTAGATTTAAATAGTAAATTTTTTGCTGTGGCAAGTAATTTTGACTTAAATGTATTATCCAACCAAGCAATCAATGTTTATCATAATGGAATACAACTATGTTATGGCAAAGACTATGTGTTTTCAAATGGATTTGTAAGTGTAACAAAAACTGTTGCACTAGATGATGAAATAGTAATACGTGAATATGATACATCAAACGGTTCACATATACCAGCAACTCCAACAAAATTAGGATTATATCCAAAATATATTCCGCAAAAATACAGTGACACAACTCTTGTTGAACCAGTTGATGTAATACAAGGACATGACGGAAGTATCACCAAAGCATACGGTGATTACAGAGATGATTTAATATTAGAATTAGAAAAAAGAATTTACAATAATATTAAAACAACATTTGATAAAGATTTAATAGATTACAATTCTTTTATTCCTAAAGATAATCGTAAAAATTTATTTACACATGATTCTATTAATAAAACTTTGATACAAGATTTTAATGCTTGGGCAGTATTCATTGGAAATGAAGATTACACAGCAAATACATATCAGCAAGATTCAAACAGTCTAACTTGGAATTACTCAAATGCTGTTACACCAACTGGCGAAAAATTACTAGGTCATTGGAGAGGAATATACAAATACGCATTTGGAACAGATAGACCTAATATTACCCCATGGGAAATAATTGGTTACACTGAGAAACCAACATGGTGGGAAACTACTTATGGACCCGCACCATACACAGAAGAAAACCTTGTGTTATGGAAAGATATGGAAGCAGGCATTGTTAGAGAACCTAACAAAAAATTAGTTGTTCTAGACAAATATAAAAGAACAAATTTAACTTCGTATATACCTGTAACAAGCACAGGCGCTATTAAGAGTCCATTTGAAAGTGGATATGCAAGAGGAGTTTTATTAAATTTAACAAAAGAAAAATACAAATTCGGAGATCACAGTCCAGTTGAAACGGCTTGGAGAAGAAGTTCTGATTATCCTTTTGCTATTCTTAAATCTTATATGTTACATCAACCTGCTAAACTAATTGGATTAGGTTGGGACACTAGTAGAATTACACGCAATGATGCAGGACAAATTGTTTATTCAACTGGTTTACGAATTTCACCTAGTAGTTTAATATTTCCTAGTGCAGTATCAGATACAACTCTTGTCCTTACAAGTGGTTTAGTCAACTACATTTATGATTATGTTGACACAAATCTTTTAACAGATTACAAAGATTATCAAAACAAAATTAAAAATATAAAAGCACAAATTGGATTTAAAATAAGAGGATTCAGTAACAAAAATAAATTTAATTTATTGTTGGATAGCAAATCGCCAACAAATACAGCAAACATATTTGTACCTGAAGAAAATTACAAATTAATTTACAATGTAAGTTCTGCTATAGATGTATTAACTTACAGTGCATTAATTGTAGAAAAAACTACAAGTGGTTACTTGTTAAGAGGATATGACAAAAATGATCCTAATATAAAATATTTTGCTCCGATAAAAACTGCAACAGATCCTTTTATTTCTGTAGGTGGAGTTAGTGCATCATATGTTAATTGGGCATCAAACAAAAGATATGATGTAGGACAGTATGTAAAATATGCAAATGAATTTTATGCTGTGGAAACACAACACGTTTCAGGCAGTGCATTTGATTTAAGTAAATTTGTAAAACTAGTTGACTTACCAATTGAAGGTGGAGTAACTGCACAATTAAGAAAAAATTTTGCAACAGAAATAAGCACTATATCTTATGGCACGACCTATGAAGACCTACAGGATATTGTTGATATAATTTTAGGCTATGGAAAATATTTACAATCCTTAGGCTTCCAATTTAATGATTTTAACAAGTCACTAGAAAAAGTTGCTAATTGGGATTTAAGCACAAGAGAGTTTTTATATTGGACAACACAAAACTGGGATAATGGAAGTGTTATAAGTTTGAGTCCATCTGCGGAAAGATTAATATTAGAGACTAAAAATAGCACAACAGACAACGTAATTAATAATTTTTATACATATGGAATTTTAAAAGAAGACGGTAATAAATTAGAAAAGAATCAAATAAGGGTATTAAGAGATAGTAATAGATTTGAATTACTTTTAAAAAATACAATTAACGGAATTTATTTTGCGAAAATACCAGTAGTACAACAAGAAAATGTTTGTGTTATAGACAACTCAACTAGTTTCAATGATCTTATATTTGATCCTGCCAGCGGTTACAAACAGGATAGGATCAAAGTTTTAGGATATTTGACAGAATGGGATGGTAGTGGCAACATACCTGGTTTTATATTTGACGAAGCCAAGACTAAAAACTGGTCGCCTTATACAGATTACGCAATGAGCGATGTTGTCAAACACAAACAATTTTATTACACTGCCAACAAAAAATTAAAAGGGGTGGCAGTATTTCGTGATGAAGATTGGAGAAAACTTGATTCTAAACCTACACCATCACTGTACGCAAACTTTGATTACAAAGCAAGTCAATTTGCAGACTTCTATGATTTAGACACAGATAATTTTGACAGTGATCAACAGAGAATGGCACAGCATTTGATTGGTTATCAACCAAGAGAATATTTAAGAAATATTATTAATGATGATGTTGCTCAATATAAATTTTATCAAGGATACATTAGAGAAAAAGGTACATCTAATGCACTATCTAAATTATTTGACGCATTAGCAAGTGCAGACAAAGAAAGCGTTGACTTCTACGAAGAGTGGGGTATTAGAAAAGGTCAATACGGAGCATCAGATACATTTGACGAAATAGAATATAGATTAAATGAATCAAAAGTAAGATTAAATCCACAGCCAGTCGAACTAACTGATGATGGTGCTGGTGCTGAAACTGATCTAGTTTATAGAATACAATCTGGTGAAGTTTATTTAAAACCAGATGGTTATACTCATGCTCCTTTTCCTGTAAAATATGATCAGAACACTTACATAAAAACAGCAGGGCCAGTTAATCCAATAGATATATCTTTAACTGTAGGCACATATGATGATTTATTAACCAGCACAACCTTAACAACATTAAAAGACGGACAGTATGCTTGGGTAGGAAATTATAATTCAAGTTGGAATGTATTTAGATATTCAAATACTGCACAAACAATTACAAGTGTTGTTGCAGGTTCTAATGGAATCACAGTTACAACTTTAAACAATGCTGAAATGGCAGTTGGAGAAATTTTTGTAGTTAATGCAAATGGATCTGATTATGTGCTAAAATGTAGTTCAGTGTCTTTAAATTCAATTGTGTGTGAACCTAAAACAGGATTTCAATCTATCACAACAGCAGTAGGATTTATTAGAAGACTTGTTACAAGTCGTGTGTCAGATATTGCGGAAATAAATCAAAGAATTGTTGACCAAGGATTAAAAGATGATGAAAAATTCTGGGTAGATCAAAGTAATGATGGTAAATGGAAAATTGTAAACAATAAATTTGTTTTCAAACAGCATGACACTGTAAGTTCAACCACAGATTCAGGTGATATAAGTTTTGGGCAAGTGTTATCAGCAAACCAAAATAACACAATACTATTAGTAGGACAACCAGATGAAAATGATGGACAAATTTATGTGTTCAGTAGAGGAACTGAAAGTGCTACATTAAAACTTATACAAATAATTCAATCACCAACTGTTGATCCTATCTATCAGCAAACAGACTTATTTGGTTCTAATAGTAAATTTGGTAAAGCAATGGAAATTTCACCTGAGGGTGATTTCATTCTAGTTGGTGCTCCAGATGCCAGCAATCTTAAAACAGAATACAAAGGTCAATATGTTGAAACACAGAATTATGCAACAGGAAATATTGTTCAATACAAAAAACAATTATGGAGAGCAACTAATCAAATAATTGGTTCAGATCCTTCTGTAGACTTTACAACTTTTGATGCCGCAGGTTTATACAATGAAGCAACTAACTCAGCAATTACAAACCTTTTGATAGGTGATTATGTTCACCCAGGCACAACAACGAATCACCTTTTAGTAAGAGCAAGTGCTGATCAATACAACGGCACAAAAATTGGTGACAAATTGTACATGAATTATCTGTCGTTCACATCTGATTACAACCAGGACAGAAACAATTACATGAAGGATCCAAAAGCACCGTTTGGACAGAATATTAATCAATCAACACTACTAGGTGATCTTTTCTCTTTCAATGCTGTACCAATAGTAGAAAAAATTGATGAAATACTTAAAGTAGATTTAACATTAAAAGATCCTGTAGTTGGTAATGTGCTTACAACAGATACAGCACAAGGAACAGTGGTGTATGTAAACAAAGTTGGAACAAAAACATTAATTTATTTGAAAGATGTACAGGGAGTATTTTCTAATTCAGATTCAATAAACTTTGGCAATTTAGAAATAGGTGCATATGACAGGGTTATTACAGAAGATTATAATCACCTAGGAGGTTGGTGGAGAGTTGATTTTCCAACAGCAGTGTCTACAGACTTGGGTGCAGATACATCTAATCACCTTGTAATATATGACATCATTAGACAAAATGTAACAAGAACAGTAAGTCATTTTTTCAATTCATTAGAATATCCATGGACACCTATCTCACCAATGAGTCCGGTTTACAATGCAGAATTTGGAATGATATCTTATGCTCAGAGTTATTACATTGATCAAAGCACAAACAGTTGGCAGGCAAATGGTTCACCAGTCAGTGTGTTAAGCAACAAGTATTTTATAAGAACAGATGTTCAAACAAGTTATCATGCAATGGGCAAACAGGCAGGTGACCAAGTAAATGTATGGTTTAATTCTGTATCCAACAATAGATACACTTTTCCAGGATTGAATATTTCTAATGCTGACACAAATGGATTGAAAACAATCAGTGATGTTTGGGAAGGCTATGTTGATGTCGACTCTCAACCAGACAACAATGCAAACTTCTATGTACCAACAGTTGGTGACGTTGTTAGATGTGATACCACTTACACAGGAACAGCAGGCTTTGGCGGAGAAGGTACAGTGGCGGCAATTCAATACACAGGATTGCAAAAATATAGATTATGGATCAAAAATTTATCAGGCAATGGTATGCCATTTGTGCAAGGTTCCAATGCAGGCGCCAATGGAACAATCACAGTTGTAGGAACGCCAAACAGATTGTTAGGTAATATTGAACAAACAGCATTCACAGACAGTAATATTCCTGGAGTAATTGGTAATTTACTAGTGTTTGAACACACAGCACCTATCAACTTTTCAGGCACAATCACAGAATATTTCGGAAGAGATATTGAATATTGGAATTGGGATGAACAAACATTGGACGGAATCAATGTTTCTGCGAACATACCAAGTAGCACAAACAAAGATTGGATACAAGTTTACAATATTCCAGTAGGTGAAGGAGTGCAAAGTGCTTTCACTAATCAAGGTTGTTTCCTTGTGTACAAAAAAGAAACTAATGGACAATTTACTTTTGCCGGTGGTTACAGTATACCAGATGCTACAACTGGATTAAGATTTGGATCACGTATTAAAATTAGAACTGTGGGCAATGAAACTGTTGCTTACATAGGAGCAGAAGGTGACAACACAACAAATTTACCTGGTAAAATTTATTTCATAGAAAACAGTGCTACAAAAAATTGGTGGTTAGGCATTGATCCTCAATACAGAGGACCTTTTGAAAATACAGTTGCTTATCAAACAGGTGAATTAGTTGTTTACAACAGTCAATTGTACAAAGCGACAACCAATATGATTGCTGGTGCATTCAACACAGCAAACTGGGAATTGCAAAATACTCATACTGACTTCTTAGGTTACATTCCAAATGATTCAGGAATTGAATTGGAAAATGACAGCACTCTAGATCAAAACAACATGGTTCAGTTTGGAAATAGATTTGACATTGACACAAATGGAAATAATATTATTGCCAATGTATTGTACTCAAATGACAGTCAAAAAATAATTGTATACAGATTGCATGACAATCATTACACATACAAGCAAACAATAAATGCACCAGATGATTCAGGACCTACAATTAATTTTGGTGCTGATATCAGTATCAGTGGTGATGGTCAATTAATTGCTATTGGATCTCCTCTAAAAGATTTCACTGATATAGATATGGGTGCCGTTTATGTTTACAAAAAAGCAACAGATGATACAGGTTTGTATGCTCTCACACAAACTTTAACAAGTCCTGCTAAAGAAGTAAGTGAAAACTTTGGGTATGCTTTATCTTTCAGTGGAGATATTCTTGCTGTCACAAGTTTAAAAGGTGACATGACTATCCAAACATCATTTGATAACGGTACAACAAATTTTGACAATCAAATGACCTCGTTCACGAAAGTAGTTCAAGACACAGGTACAATTCACATTTATGAAAAATTTGATAACACATTATTATATTCAGAAAAATTCACTTATGCAGATACAAGTATACAGCAATTTGGTTCTAATTTATTAGTCAATGTAAATCATGTTTATGTTGGAATGCCTAATTTACAATTAACAAATGCAGAAATAGGCACAACAATAGATTTCCGTAGATCACAAGACGCTAAAAATTGGACTAGCATACATGAAACAACGGGTGGTATTGAACAACCTGATTTATCTAAAATCAAAGGAATCTTTTTATACGATAGAAAAACAAAAGAGGTCCTTGCAAATTTAGATTACATTGATCCAATATTTGGAAAAATTCCAGGACCAGCGGAAGAAGAAATTTATTACAAAACAAAATACGATCCAGCAACTTATAATCAAGCAGGTTCTTCAAAAAGAGATGACACAAATCATTGGGATGAAACACAGTTGGGTAGACTATGGTGGGATTTAAGCACAGCACAATATTACTATCCATATCAAAGTAATATTATTTTCAATAACTCTTATTGGAATAAATTGTTTCCAGGTGCATCAATAGATGTGCATGAATGGACAGAATCGAAATATACACCAACTCAATGGAATACTTTGAGTGCAAGTGCTGAAGGTTTAGCATTAGGTGTTACTGGTTCTGTATCTAATGTAAACGATTTTGTCTTAAAAAGAAAATACGATTCTATAGCAGGCACGTTCACAAACGTTTATTATTATTGGGTAAAAGGCCCAACTACTATTCCTCAAATTGAAGGAAGAAGTTTATCTGCTAATGGCGTAATGAAATTGATAAAAGATCCAAGATCACAAGGTTACAAATACGTAACTATATTTGGAAAAAATAAATTTGCTATTGTAAACTGTGGCGGATTAATCACAGATACTGACACTGTGTTAAACTTTAGATTGTTCAATACTGTGACAACAAATAACATTCACAATGAATATGCAATTATAACTGAAAATCTTGCATCTAGTTACATTCCAAAAGATATAGAAACAGTTTGGTTTAACAGTTTAGTTGGATATGACGCATTGGAGAATCAAGTTCCAGATCCTGATTTAAGTGAAAAATTAAAATACGGAACATTAATGCAACCAAGACAAAGTTGGTTCAAAAATAAAGCAGAAGCATTAAAACAAGCAATTGAAAGAATCAATAGTGTTTTAATTAAAAATTTAATAGTAGATGAAATAAATCTTGCTAAACTAATTAAATCGGATCCGGCACCTACAACTGCAACAGGCTTGTATGACACTGTGGTGGACACAGAAAAAGATTTACAATTTGTAGGTGTAGGCACAGTTAAAACAGCAACACTTGTACCTACAATCGAAGACGGCAAAATAAAAAGTGTATTTGTTTCTGATGCAGGTAAAGGTTATGCTTACAAACCTACAGTTACAATTAATTCAACAACTGGTACAGGTGCAGTAATTGAACTATCATTGGATATAAACGGATCAGTATCAAGTGCTGTGGTAAGAGATCAAGGTAAAAATTACAAAACAACAGACACATTACAAGTAAGAAACTTCAGTGCATTAGTAAACGCAGATAGCACAGTAACAGGCAAATGGGGAGTATATTCTTATACTACTGAAGGTTGGACAAGAACAAGAGTACAATCTTATAATGTAAACTTATATTGGGAATATGCAGACTGGTATGATACTGGATACAGCATATTCACAGCAATAGATAAAAAAGTTTCGCAAACTTATGAACTAGATGCGTTAGATTGTGATATCGGTGATGTAGTAAAAATTGAAACTGTAGGCACAGGTGGCTGGTTATTATTAGAAAAGATTGATAATCAAACCGATGTGGACTATACTGTAAATTACAAAACTATTGGAAGACAAAATGGCACAATTCAGTTTAACACAAAATTATATGATTATGCAAACCAAAACATAGGATTTGATAGTAATAGTTTTGATATTCAATTATACGATAGACAGCCAATTGAAGAAACAAGAATAATTTTAGAAACAATACGTGATGATATATTTGTTGAAGACTTAAAAATTGAATACAACAAATTATTCTTTGCAAGTATACGGTATGCACTATCAGAAAACACTTTAAATGATTGGGTATTCAAAACAAGTTTTGTAACTGCACAACACAACGTAGGTGATTTAAAACAAAAAGCAACATTTAAAAATGACAATCTATCAAATTATGAGGATTACATTAAAGAAATTAAACCATTTAAATCAAAAATTAGAGAATATGTAAGTTCATATGAAAAAATTGAACCTACAAATACAACTCTAACAGATTTTGATTATCCTCCAAGATATGTAAATGGAGTTATTACACCTTCTAATATAAGAATAGAAAACAGTGCATTAGTAAATGCCGATAATATTAACACGTTCCCTGATAAGCATTGGAAAGATAATATTGGTTTTCAAATAACTGCAATTAATATAGGCGAAGCAGGTACGGGATATAAAAACGCACCGCAAATAGAAATAAATGGCGGAGGCGGAACAGGAGCCAAAGCAGTTGCGTATGTAAAAAATGGAAAAATAAGTAGAATAAATGTTACCCAAAAAGGTAGCGGATATATTTCTACTCCTACAATTAATATAGTTGGTTCAACTACAGGCACAGTAGCAAAAGCAAGTGCTGTGTTAGGTGATAGTTTTGCAAGATCAACACACCTTGGCGTAAAATTTGATAGAACAACTGGTGACCTTTTACTTGCTAATTTAACAAGAACTGAAACGTTCACTGGAAATGCAAGTCAACTCAAATTTAAATTAAAGTGGCCGATGGACTTGCGTACAACAACTGTCAAAGTAAAAGTAAACAATCAATTAAAATTAAGAAGTGAATACACTTTCAATAATGATATAGATAATACTAAATCGTATGAAAGAAATTGTGGTTATGTTTCATTTACTTTACCACCAGCAAACAATATGAATATATCAATCGAATATCTAATTGATCAAGATGTATTGCAAACACAAGATAGAGTTAATTTATATTATTCACCAACTGCTGGAATGCCAGGCAAAGAACTTGCACAGGTTATAGAAGGTATAGATTACGGTGGAGTTGAAGTACGTAGCATAGGTTTTGAAAACAAATCAGGTTGGGACAATCAACCATTTATGGATGGTGAGTGGGACACTTATGATGAAAGTTATGAAGATGAAGTTTTCTATCTTGATCAAAGTACATTATCTTTAACTCTTTCTAAAACATTAGAAGCAAATGTACAATACAATGTTTATAGAAATGGTGTAAGAGTTGATGATCCTAATTTTGGAACACCACAACAAACGAATGTAAATGCCGTTATGCAGACAATCGTTGGCGATGGAGTATCTAAAACTGTAAACATCAGTGCTGTTGAAACAGGTAATGATACAATCATTATAAGAAAATCCACAAGTGATGGTTCATTCTTACCTGATCCAAAAGAAGTTGACACACTTTTACAAGGTGGTGATTTAGCATATTCTACAGCACAAGGTTTGAATGCTGAAGATATTAATGTTGACGGAGACGGATTTGTAACTCCAACATCATCACATGGACCAGAAGAATTTGTACCAGGACAAGTATTAGACACATTAGACATACAAGTTTATGATAGAGGTTCAAATACTGGCAGTAAAATTAACAGTTACAATTACATAGGTGATGGTACAACAACAGAATTTGCTTATACAGATTATCCGCAAAGTGCTGATGCAGTATTTGTTTCTGTGAACAACATATTATATAACAGCAATTTATTCACAGTTGATTATCAAAACAAGAAAATTATATTCAATAGTGCTCCTACAAATGGAAACAAAATTAATTTTATTACAATGGGTAACAACGGTGAATCTGTTTTAGATGTTGATACATTTACTGGCGATGGTTCAACTGTTGATTTTGTTACAAGAGCAAAATATACAGAAGGAAAAATATCTGTTTTTGTAAGAGTAAATGGGCAAAGAGCAACGTTCCAAGTTTTAGAAACAGACAGTTCATTTGCTGTACCAAACAGAGTAGCAATAAGATTTAACACGGCTCCGGCAATTGATGCTGTAATTAGTATTTGTGTATATGAAAGTGCAAGCCAATCGTTTAGTGAAGTTACACAAAATGAATTCACTGGTGACGGAAGCACAGCAACATACCAATTATCGCCAACACCTTTTGCACAAAAACCTTTGACCACAAATGTAATTGTTAAAGTTGGTGACAGTATGCTTAGAAGTGGTTGGTACAAGCAATTTAAAGTTTCAACTGTTAGAGAATATGAAATTGAAAACTGGCAAATAATTCCAGGCAGTATAGGAACGTCAGATGTAAGAGCATTTTTAAATGACGTTGAAATGACAAGTTCACAATACAGATGGAATCCTGGTAACTCAAGTGTAACACTAGAATCAGGTGTTGGTGTTGCTGGAGATATTTTAGATGTGTTTATAGACAACGGACAATACAGTATATCAGATGCTGGTGTATTAACTTTAACAACTGCACCAACACAAAATACAAAAGTAACTGCTTACCAATTTAGTAAACATGACATAGCAGATATAGAAAGAGAACAGGCAGATGTAATTGCTAGATTATCGATTACAGTAAACACTGATGATTATTATCAATACAATCAATTGACAAATGGAGTAATTTATCTACGTAAGCCGGCAGTTGATGCTCAATATGTTTGGGTATCATTAAATGGCGAGTGGTTAGCACCAAGTGTTGACTACACTGTGTCGAATGATCAAATGAGAGTTTTAATTTCAAGAACTGTAAGTCAAAATGATCAAATAGATGTAATGCATTTCTCTGCACCAAGTTTTATTGGAAAATTTGCATACAGACAATTTAAAGATATGATGAACAGAACAAGTTATAAACGTATAGGAAATGATAGACAATACTTCCTTGCAAATACATTGTACTGGTATGATAAAGAAATTGATCTAAAAGACGCAACAGGAATCACAGAGCCAAATATTACTGCTAGTTTACCAGGTATTGTGTTTATAGATGGTGAGAGAATTGAATACTGGATTAAAGACGGTAATAAATTACAACAATTAAGAAGAGGTACACACGGTACAGGAGTACCAACTCAACACTTTGCTGATACTGAAGTTCATGATCAAAGTGGATTCCAAACTGTTCCATATAAAGATGAGTTCATATCTGAAGTATACACAGGTGCAAATGTATCAAATAATGAATTAACTATCTCGTTTATTCCAACAAATGTTAACCAATTTGAATTATTTGTTGGTGGTAAGCGACTGCGTAAAAACAGTATTTCACAGTATAATCCAGCCAACGGACAAGATAGTCCAGAAGCAGATGACACTGTGTCAGCAGATTTCACAGTAGATGGTGTAAATCCTGTGATTACATTTACAAATACACCAGCCACAAATGCCAAAATTGTGGTGATACGTAAACAAGGTAAAATTTGGCAAGAAGGCACAGATCCACTGAGTCAGACGGATAATGACATCGCAAGATTCATACGTCAAAAAGAAGTGGCTCCGC